ACTGGATTGGTTTCGACGAACTTACACAATGGTCTAGCCCTTACGCTTGGGATTATATGAGATCACGTCTACGTAGCGCCCATGCTAACGACTTAGGTTTGTACATGAGAGCTACAACAAACCCTGGTGGCGCTGGGCATAGCTGGGTTAAGAAGATGTTCATTGACCCTGCACCTGCTGGTAAGTCTTTCTGGGCAACACATCTGGACTCTGGTGAAACTATTACGTTCCCTAAAGGCCATAGCAAAGAGGGTCAGCCTCTATTTAAACGTCGATTTATACCTGCCTCTCTATTTGATAACCCATACCTTTCTGAGGCAGGTGACTACGAGGCCATGCTTCTATCACTACCAGAGCATCAGCGTAAGCAGTTGCTAGAGGGTAATTGGGATATTAATGAGGGTGCAGCTTTCCCTGAGTTTGATAGATCCAAACATGTAATAGAAGCTTTTGATATTCCACAGTCTTGGACTAAGTTCCGTGCATGTGACTATGGTTATGGCTCTTACACTGGGGTTCTCTGGTTCGCTGTATCTCCTGATGAACAGCTTATCGTTTATAGAGAACTATATTGCTCTAAGGTTACTGCTTCTGATCTAGCAGATATGATCCTAGATGCAGAGAAAAATGATGGCGGCATGAGATACGGTGTGCTTGACTCTTCTTTGTGGCACAACCGTGGCGACACGGGTCCGTCGCTTGCAGAGCAGATGAATATGAAGGGGTGCCGCTGGCGTCCATCAGATCGCTCTCGTGGCTCCCGTGTCGCTGGAAAAAACGAAATACATAGACGGTTACAGGTAGATGAATTTACTGAAAAGCCCCGTCTTGTATTTATGGATAACTGTACCAACACTATTGCACAAATCCCTAGCATTCCTCTGGATAAGCGAAACCCAGAAGATGTAGATACAAACGCAGAGGATCACCTATACGATGCTTTACGCTATGGTATCATGACACGTCCACGCAGCAGCATTTGGGATTTCAACCCAGCAACACAACGCACTGGTTTTCAAGCTAGTGATTCAACATTCGGGTACTAATACATGGCAGAACAAGAAGAATTGTTTGAGACAGATGAAGTAATTGCTGCAGAAGACAGTGAAGATAGCATCTTTGAACAGAAAGATAGCGTAGTAGCGTTTATTAATGAGCGCTATAAACGTGCAGAAGATGCACGATATGCTGACGAACAGCGTTGGCTACGTGCTTACCGTAACTATCGTGGCCTATACGGTCCAGACGTACAATTCACTGACACTGAGAAGTCTCGTGTATTTGTTAAGGTCACTAAGACTAAGACCCTAGCAGCATATGGACAGATTGTAGACGTACTGTTTGGTAACAACCGTTTCCCGCTATCAGTCAATCCTTCTGTATTACCTGATGGCGTAGCCGAATCTGTACATATCAACGTAGACCCTAACGCAGCACAGGCTGGGGATTCTCTTAAGGGTATTACACAATCACTAGCACCTAAGCCCTACCTTCTAGATGGCAATACAACACTAAAACCTGGCGAGACCCTATCAGACCTAAAAAAACGCTTAGGACCACTACAGACCAAGCTAGAGGCTGTCTCTGACCGCATTGTAGAGGGTGACGGGACTACTCCTACTACAGTCACATTCCATCCAGCTATGGTAGCGGCTAAGAAGATGGAAAAGAAGATCCATGACCAGCTGCAAGAATCTGGTGCTTCTGTACATCTACGCTCTATGGCATTTGAGATGGCTCTACTTGGCACAGGCGTCATGAAAGGTCCATTTGCTGTAGATAAAGAATATCCTAACTGGAATGAAGAGGGTGAGTATGAACCTCTAGTTAAGACTGTTCCAGAGTGCAGCCATGTATCTGTATGGGATTTCTATCCTGACCCAGAAGCTAAGTCTATGGATGAAGCTGAATATGTAGTACAGCGTCATAAGATGTCTCGCACACAACTACGTGCATTAAAGAATCGCCCTTACTTCATGAAAGATGGTGTGGAAATGGCTATTGCCAAAGGTCCAGACTATATCCAGAAGTATTGGGAAATGACAATGGAAGATGACGACACTCAGCCTACATCAGAGCGCTGGGAAGTGTTGGAGTTCTGGGGTTTTGTAGATATTAAGCTATTACAAGAGCATGGTATCAAGATCCCTAAAGAGTTAAAAGACCTAGATGAAGTAAATGCTAACGTATGGGTGTGTAACGGTGAAGTGCTACGTATGGTACTTAACCCATTCAAACCTGCACGTATTCCTTACTATGCAACTCCATACGAACATAACCCTTACTCATTCTTTGGGGTAGGTATTGCGGAAAATATGGATGATACACAGACCCTTATGAATGGGTTTATGCGCATGGCGATAGATAATGCTGCACTTTCGGGTAACTTGATCATAGAAGTAGACGAGACTAACCTAGTTCCAGGTCAAGACTTGTCAGTATATCCTGGCAAGGTATTCCGTCGTCAAGGTGGCGCACCAGGACAAGCTATCTTCGGCACTAAGTTCCCTAACGTAGCACAAGAAAACATGCAACTCTTTGATAAGGCAAGAGTACTAGCAGATGAATCGACTGGTTTCCCATCTTTCGCACATGGTCAAACGGGCGTTTCTGGCGTTGGTCGTACTGCGTCTGGTATTAGTATGCTTATGTCTGCTGCTAATGGTTCTATTCGTACTGTTGTTAAGAATGTGGATGACTACCTCCTTCGCCCTCTAGGTAAGGCTTTCTTTGCTTTCAACATGCAGTTTGATTTTGATGAAACCATTCGTGGTGATCTAGAGGTTAATGCGTCTGGTACAGAGAGCTTGATGGCTAACGAAGTACGTTCACAACGACTAATGCAATTTCTTCAAGTTGCACAGAATCCAGTACTTGCACCTTTCGCTAAAATGGATTATATTATCCGTGAGATTGCTAAGTCTATGGATCTTGACCCTGATAAGGTCACAAACTCCATGCAGGACGCAGCAATCCAAGCAGAGATCCTGAAAGGCTTCCAAGCACCTGCGCCACAACCAGCAGGTCCAGATGGTGTCCCAGCACCACAAGCACCACAGGGTCAAGGACCACAAGCAGTAGCAGATACATCAGGCGGTGGCGGCTCACAGATGGGAGTGGGTACAGCCCCTACACCTGGTGAGCAAGGATTCACAGGTAATGTCGCTTAAACTTCTAGTTAACAATAAGGAGATTTGGGATGCGTTTAACGAGGAGTTAGACGCTCTCATAGCACAACAGCAACGCTCTATGGAAACACAAACTGACTCCACAAGCATATATCGCTTACAAGGTCAGATTGCTGCGTATCGTAATCTAAAATACTTGAGGGATAAGGTGAATGGGCAGAAAACCAGTTAGTGTAGATAAGCAGACAGAGGATATGCTTGCAGAGCGCCCAGCGCTAAACCCTAGAGGTGTACCTTACAAACGTGATATTGCAGAGCCTATGCGTGATGTTACACTTCAAGATGCTGCTAAGTTTGTCGCAGAGTCTACACCTATTATTGGTGATGCTATGGCAGCTAAAGAGATATGGGATGAGCTACAAAAAGAAGAGCCTAACTATTATCTTGTAGGTGCTTTAGGTGGCGCTACTATTATTGGTTTAATTCCAGGAGTTGGTGATGCAGCGGCAGCAGCTATTAGTCGTGGTGCTAAAGCAGCAGCTAAGAAGGGGGGCGAAGTTGTAGCTGATGTAGCAGGTACTGCACGTGCTATTAAAGACCGTGACATGGAGTTTCTAAAAGGTCGTGGTCGTCCAGAGTCTACACAAGGTATTGGTGCTGATGTCACACGTGCTGCTGCAGATGAGCCTTTCAAAAACACAGTAAAAGCATACAAGTTATTTACGAAAGGTGAGGATGGTAAGCTTTATCCTTTGTTTGTAGATGCAGACACAGAGGTTCCTGTAGGCCAATACATGAAAGCTGTGTTCCCAGAGTACCGCTTTAAAGCAGAAAATGGTAACTTCTATGTACCTTCACGTGGTACTGCTGGTAAAAAAGGTACAGGCGATGCTATTAAAATACCTGACCAAGAAACACGTGATATGCTTATAGAGGCAGGATTCTTACCTAAAGGCTCTAAAGCAAAAACCATTAAGGCTGTTGCTGCGAGACCAGGATGGCACGCTGGTGACACACCTATGGCTAAACATATTGGCCCAGAAGTTGTTATTGATGGTAAAACGTATAAGATACGTGGTGAAGATCAGGTTTGGGCAGAAGTAGAGATGCCAGCAGATACTGACTGGCAAGCTATTGCAGATAGTCGTGCTGTTATGAAAAAAGACGGTAAGCCTAACGTAAAGACTGCACACATTACAGACGAACTACCAGAAGGCGGTTACTACCGCTATAAAACCAACCCTAACATGGAAGGGCAATGGTTAATTAGTGGTGATATGAAAGTTAACCGCATTCTGGATCGTGACGAAGTAAAGCGAATAAATGCAGAAGCTGGATTTAAAGACTTGCCAACAGAGGCAGAATTAAGAGAACAACTAGGCAAAGGCTTTGCCGCTGGTGGATTAGTAGGAGAAGATATGTACCAAGGTGTAGATGATTACCAGTTGGCAGAAATGGGTGCTAACATGAATAAGGGTGGGTCTGTAGATCAACAGACTGTTGCTATGTTTAAGTCATCACGTGGCTATGCCGAAGGTGGTGAAGTAGTACCAGAGCTTATGGAAGAGGGTGTAGACCCCGTGTCTGGTAATGAAGTTCCTCTAGGATCTATACCAGAAGAGGTTCGTGACGATATCCCAGCACAGCTAAGTGAGGGTGAATACGTTGTACCTGCTGATGTAGTACGTTACTTTGGCGTTAAGTTCTTTGAGGATCTACGTAACCAAGCTAAGATGGGCTGGGAAGAGATGAACCAGAATGGTCGCATCGGTGGTGAGCCTGTCATGCAGGAGCAGGATGGCATGGAGATGGTAGAACCAGAGGATGACCTGCCGTTTGACATCTCTGAACTGCAGACTATTGAAGCAGCAGAAGGCGCTTATGTACGTGGTTTTTCTGGTGGTGGCTATACATTACAGGATCTTGATATTGGTGCTGGTTTTGCTATGCCTAAAAACACTATGGAATCAAATACTAAGCAGATTATGTATAAGAATCCTAAAGACCCTAGCTCCCCTGCTATTCCTCTTATCTTCATTAACGGTAAGCCATCACCACAGGCTGAGTTCTATATAGATATGGGTTACGTTCCAGCAAGTGAAGTTAGTGCTACCAAAAAGACTTCTGATGTTGTAGAAGAAGTTAAACAGGATGACGTTGATAGTGATCCTACTGGTTTATCTGGTATGACAGGTAAGGAAGAGGAAAAAGTTGACTGGGCTAAAGCATCTAGTGAAAAGTTTGAATCTTCTATCTCTGGTTTGGAATCCAAGTTCCTAAATAAAGCTATACCTGCTGCTGCATCTGCCTTCCTTGGTCCTCTAGCGGGGGTGGCCACTACTATAGGTCTACAATCGTCTAATAGAAATAAAGCCTATGATATGCTAGATGGCATTGAAAAACAGCTAAGCAGTAAAGATACTACAGATGACATGCGTTCCGAACTATCTAAACAGAAAGAACGTCTACAGAAGATTGTATCTACAGGAGATGATGGCAAAAAAGACACTGGCTTAATCGGTAAGTCTGGTATCTTTGGCGGTAAGTCTAGTATGTATGAAGGTCTAACTGATACATCTGGTGATGGCCGTGTAACATTTGCTGATACTTGGCTGGGTGATCTATTAGGATTAGATGAAGATGGTTTTGGTGTACAGGGTCCAAAACTAGCAGAATCACGTGCTGGTGCAAGACGTGGTGGCGGTGCAGATACTAGCCCTGCTGCTGTTACTTCTTCAAAACCGTCTAATAATGGCGGCGGTTCTAATAAAAACGTAGGTGATATTACACCATCTAATGAAGCACAAAAAGCACAAACTACTAAGGTACAAGAGAAAGCACAAACAACAGCTACCCCTGTTAAGAAAGAGTCTATTGAACAAAAGATAGCACGTGGCGGTGGCTTTAGTAAAGGCGGATTAATGAAAAAGAAATAACCCTTGACTTAAACTAACTATAAGGCTACCCAGCCCACAACGGCTGGCCCCAACATAAAGGAAAGACCATGGCAGAAGCCCAACTAATTCAAACTGAATCTATGTCACATAATCGTAACCAGTCTCGTATCAACAAGGATGAGGCTGAGTTACAGGAACTACTCAAACAAGCTGGTGTATTAAGCGATGAAAGCGAAGATACTGAGGGTGAATCCGATAGCGAAGATGTTGTCGAACCCAAAGTTCAAACAACAGGTGATTCCAAACAAGAAGAAGAATCACAAGTTGAAGCACAAGAAGAAGATGCAGGACTGACTGCAGAAGAGAAGAGCTTTAAAAAGCGCTACTCTGATATTCGTCGTCATATGCAAGATAAAGAAGCTGAGCATAAGGCCGAGCTAGAAAAGCTTAAATCACAGCTAGAAGCAGCCACACGTAATGAGTTGGTTCTGCCTAAGACAGCAGAAGATGTTGAAGCTTGGGCTAAGAAGTACCCTGATGTTGCGGGTATTGTAGAAGCCATTGCAGAGAAGAAGGCTAATGAACGTGCAGCAGATCTAGAGGGTCGCTTGAAAGAGATTGAAGCGATGCGTATTACTGCTAAACGTGAAAGAGCAGAGGTTGAATTAGCTAAACTACATCCTGACTTCGATAGCATTCGCTCTGATGATGCATTCCATGAGTGGGCAGCTAAACAGCCTAAAGTATATCAGGACGCTTTGTATGAAAACGCAGAAGATGTGCAGTCTGTAGCACGTGTCATTGATATGTACAAAGCAGACATGGGCATCAAAACTAAGAAGCCTGTTAGCTCAGACAAAGACGCTGCAGCCTCTGTAAAGACTAAACGTACTACTACTCCAGAGGCAGATGAACGTGCAGGGTGGTTCTCTGAGTCTCAAGTAAATGCAATGTCTGATGCTGAATTTGAAAAGAATATAAACGCTATTCAAGAAGCTCAGAAAAACAAGAAATTTATTTATGATGTAACTCGTAAATAGCTTGACAAAGTTATTATCGTAAGTAAAACTATAGTATATACACCTACATTAGTGTGTATGCTTTTAACTAAGCACTAGCCACAAATAAAGAACTACCTCTAAGTATAGGCCCAGCGCATTTAAGAACGGCCATTCTGTTAATGCATTTGCTGACCACCCTATTATGAAGAGCCTCTTTCATGTGGATATGTAGTGTACTATTCCCACGCCATATCTATGAAAGGAAATCAACTATGGCTATTACTTCCGCATCTGGCGGTTTCACAGGCAACTGGTCACCCGTCATTTATTCAAAACAAGCGCAAATCGCACTGCGTAAAACTGCAGTCGTTAACGCTATCACAAACAACTCTTACTTCGGTGAGATTGCAAACCAAGGCGACACTGTTCGTATTCAAAAAGAGCCTGACGTAACTGTTAACGCTCTGCAGCGTCACACAGGTATCTCCGTAGAGAAACTTGCAGACTCTGACTTCTCGTTGACCATTGACAAAGCTAACTACTTTGCATTCAAAATGGATGACATTGAAGAGCAATTCGCACATGTCGATCACGCAGCTTTGGCAGCAAACCGTGCAGCATATAAAATGGCTGACAAGTTTGACGAAGAAGTTTTGGGTTACTTGTCTGGTTATGCTGGCGGTGCTGGCTCATGGGCAGTTAACACAACTGTTTCTGGCGACAAAGCAAATTCTTCTGCAGGTACTGACGAACTGTTGGCAGCTAACAAGCTGGACGCACGAGACTTCGGTAACTTGACAATCTCTGCAACTGCAACTGCTGGCGACTCTATCCCGCTAGCTCCACGTCTGCCAGGTGCAACTGCATTGTCAACAGCAACTGTTTCTCCTTTGACTGTCATCGCACGTATGGCACGTAAATTGGACGTAGCAAACGTTGATGCACGTGGTCGTTGGATCGTTGTTGACCCAGTATTCGTAGAGATGCTGAAAGATGAAGATTCACGTTTGATGAACGCTGACTTCGGTGGTTCTGGCTTGCAAAATGGCTTGGTATTGAACAACATGCATGGCTTCCGTGTATACGTTTCAAACAACCTGCCATACTTGGGTACAGGTGCTGGCACTACAGGTACAACTGCACAGAATGACAACTA